TTATTATTTTAAAATTTCTATTATTTTATTAAAAATTATTTTTGGATCTAAGTTGTATTTCATATCATCTAAAAAATAAGTTTTTGTTTTTTTGATATTATATGTCACTGTATGAAGTGATTTTTGATGACCCCATGATAAAATAGGAATCCCCATCATCATTGATAAATTTGGAATGCCTGATTGTGAACCAACAGTCAATATTGATCTTTTGATCGCTTCAATTGTAAGACCTATTGTTGATATTTCACTATTTAATTTAATTTTATTTATGTCATAAAATCTATTTTTTTCATCTTGAATGTAATCTGGTGGTTTACCACAAATAATAAAGTTATACTTCTTATAGATATCGTGATTACTGATTAGATCATATAATTCTTTCCAATGTGGCCAATTACGACGTAAACCATCTCTAAATCTTGGAGCAAGTACTATTGATTGTTTATCATTTGATATATAATTTTTGATGGCTTCACCATTAGCCAATCTTGGTTTCCACTTATATTTCATTTGTTTTTGTGGATACTGATTTTTATTAGCGAAATTTTTTCCAGAAATATTGGGAAATATATGTGTTATAATATTAAATTTTTTTGAGAATTGATTGTATAGACGATCTATAAGTTGTTTATATTCTTCCATAGGAAAACCGATTGCTCTATAACAATCGGCTTTATATTTCCCGTCTATATTTAATGGAACCAAAATATCAACATATTCACCATAAAGATCAAATCTATCAGGTCTTGTCAAAACAACAATTTTAGCATCAGGGTTATGTTTTTTATGATATGGAACCAGTGGTGAAAATCGAAGTATTTCCCAACCTAATTCACCAATAAATGGTCCGAATAATATAGCTCGTTCTTTCATGATAAATTCTCTAAAACGTGATTCCAAATTTTTTTATTTTTTATTGCAGAAACAGTTCTTTCATTAATTTCAAATACTTTACCAATTTCTTCTTGAGTTATTTTTAATTGTTTTATAATTGGAGAATTTGAAATTTGATGTATCGCTTTAACTTTCCATTCTTCTAATTTATGAGTTCTACTATTTTGACTCATTTTTATTTTAGCTTTATATGTATGATTTTTTCCAAAAATTGGATTATTTATACCAGTACGGTGAAGACACTTATGGTCATATAATGTCATTAATTTTAAATTATCAATACTATTATTTTCTGTATTAAAGTCAATATGATGAATACACTCATTCGATTTTAATTTATAATTATTAAAAGACTCATAAATTAGAATATGAACTTTTTTATTTTTATTTTTACCATTAGTCCATAACTTAGTATATAAGTATCCCTTGTGATCTATCAACAATTTTTTAATTTTTTCTTTTCCAAACTTTAGTGATTTCACTCTACCAAAATTACTAATTTGGTAGTCTGGAAAATCATCTATAATTCTCCAAATTTCAATTTTTGTATTTTCATATATTTTCATAATTACCAGTCCTTTATCATTGATTTATCATTTTCAATAAATTTCATAAATTCGTTAAAATTCATTGATTCTATATTTTTCTCGGCATCTTCAAATTTGACAAGATCAAGTTTGTTTTTATTTAATTTATTTCTTGTAAGAGTATTACAAATAGAACCTGATATTTTTCCACAATGAATACAGAGTTTTTTATCAATACCAAGTATATAAGGTTCACCCTTATTAATTTTTTCTAATAGTTCCCAATATTGAGAATCGTGTCTTTTATTATGACCAACCAGTTTAGTCAAATCAAGAAAGCCAACTGTTTTAAAAAAATCTGATTGTACGGTCCAAAATCCACTACCTCCATATTTTCCGATTCTAATATCATATCCAGCAATTTTTTTATCAAATTTAGATCCTTTAATTCCTCCAGGACTTTGACCAATAATTTTTATTTTATTTTTTAAATTATTATCATTTCTAACTTCTTTCCAAGCTTTTTTAATAATTTCATCCCATCCAGGCATAACGATTATATCATTATCCAGTATAGTTAGAAAATCACACTGATTCCATTTTGGATCTAACATGTGAGTTTGACCAAACTGATTACAAGAAACAGCCTTAGAAAAGGCATTAAATGTTGATGAATCGGTATTAAAAGTACATTGAGCAATCAGTCCATTTCTATATAAATTATAAAAATACTCCCAATGTTCACGTAAACGATAATTTGTAGAATTATCATAAATATAAATATCATGAGGCATCACTGAGTGACGTTCAAGAGCTTCTACACATTTTTTTGTTATTTCTAAACGATTACGAACTGAAATAAATATTTTAATCATTCATATTTCCTTAACTTAACAATCTTTCAATTTTCTCATAACAAAGTTTCATATCTATTTGATCATAACATGTTGGATGACTGTTCTTCGAATATTTACATGGTAAGTGTCCATGTTGAAAACACGGACAACACTTATATCCTGTTGGTTCTACCCAATCACAATTGGGATATGTCGCCATTCGAATACCACCTGGAAATGGACCATACACTCCAAAAACTTTCTTATCCAATGAAGCTCCAATGTGAATCAGAGCTGAATCGGTTGCTACTATAAGATTAGCAAGCGATGCTAATGCAATTGTATAATCAAGTGATTTTGAATGTCCACAAAAATTAAAAACTCTGTTTTTATTTTCAAGTTCTGCTATAAAGTTATCTAATTTTTCTTTCTGATGTGGTGAATCGGTCAAAATAACATTATAATCAAGACTGATTAATTTATTAATTATCTGTTTCCAAAAATCAGTTCTTGGTGTTCTGATTGGCGAACTAGCTCTTGGTTGTAATAACACAAATGGTTTATCTGATATTTTCCAAGTATCTAAAATCTTCTTACATTCCTCAACTTTATCTTCTTTAGGTTTCTGATGAGGAACTAATTTTTCAACTGGAATATTTAACCCAAGAGACTTGGCAAATAAAACATAAGCATTGGTTTTTTCAGCTTCTCTTGTCCGTTCAATAACACCTTCAAATATGGCATGATAGTTATTATCAAAAAGAATTGAGGCATTGAACGGTAAATCATATAAATTATCGATGCTTTCAAATGTCTCAACCATTGGTTGATATTGAGGTCCACATGCTAATGAAATCTTACATGTTGGATATATTTCTTTTATATACCTTACTATCGGATTTATAAATAGTAGATCACCAATTCCACCTGTTCTCCAGATTAATAATTTTTTATTATTTAAATCTTGTCCATTATATGGTTTATAAATATTTTTAAATTTGTATTTTCCAGGTCGTAGAATCTTCATATTTCTCTTGGTATCAAATCGTAATTGAGCATATACACCAAGACTCATACAGTATTGTATTTTTTTATACATTTTCTGTAACTTATAGCGATTTTGAATAAAGGCAACGTCGTTCATACATTCTGCTATGACTATATTCGGTGGATTTTTCTTTATTTCTTCTACCGTATCAACAATACTCACATTATTTTGTGAAATTCCAAATTCACTCATTTCAAGTTTTGTTGGTGGTTGTATTCCAATCGTATTAAATCCATTATTATTCATTATACATCCTTCTCTTTTTTCATAAAAAATAGGGAACTCGTTTTAACAAGTTCCCTCAACATTCTAATAGTTCAGTCCTTCTTCTTTAAAGAACTGTTGAATTATCCCAACTACTGTTGGTAAATCATTTTCTTTACCTTGTTTAGCTGCAATCGTTTTAGCTTTATTTAACATTCCTTGCAATTTTGGCTGGTCTTTAAAACCAGCATGTTTCATATCACCAATATAATCAGATATATCAGCTAATGTTATCGATTTTTTTTTACAACTGTGCCTTCTACAATATCTTTTATCATTTGTTTTGCTGATGTTTGTACAGGTGCGGGTTTTTCACCAGTTTCGAGTTCATTACTTATTTTAGACTGTTTAGTATCAATTGGTTGCTTAACTTTTGGATTGACAGCAGTTGCGATAGCTTTCTTAATATCAGAACCAGCAGTCTTACTTTCATCTGGTACTTCTGGCATGAAGTTGTCTTCATGCTCTTCTAATGCTTCAGAAGGTTTTCCATCACCAAGTAGTTCTTTCTTAATATCAGAACCAGCAGTCTTACTTTCATCTGGTACTTCTGGAATTTCGTTTTTAACACTCTCAAGAAGTTGGTCAACGAGTGCGTGTGCTTTTTTAATCATGCTTTCTAAACTTTTAGCCATTGTATGCTCCTATTTCTTTTTAAGTACTTTAAGTTGATCGATATCAGGTAAGGTCGTAAACGGATCGACTGTTCCTAATTTAAAATCTTTAGTAATAAAATTAAATTTTGGTTCTTCTACGATTTCTTCGAGTTCTTCAATTACAACTTTTTTCAATATCTCCTG